ACATCAGATGCAGCAGTTAAAGATAATATTGAACCAATACAATTAGGGTTGGATTTTATTAATGAATTAGAACCAGTGCAATATAATAAAAAAACAAATCCAGATAAATTGGATGTGGGGGTAACAGCCCAAGATGTTAAAGATGCAATCGAAAAAGCAGGTTTAGATCCTAAAGAAGGTACTATCGTGCATGAAATAGATACTGATCATCATATGAGATTAGATTATACGAAGTTAATTGCACCCATGTTAAAAGCTATACAAGAGTTATCTGATGAAATAGATAAACTAAAAAATGAAGGCGAAGAATAAAGTAGTTAGACTGCGTAAAAACAACCCCTTCATGTCTATATCTGAAATTGCAAGACAAGTAGGGATAGATGTATCGTATGCACGCAGAGTTTTAATTAAAAATAATCTACCAACAAAGGTCTCTAAACCTAAACCTGTGGTATACTGTAAAGTATGTAGAGAGATAACTACGGACCGTGGCGGAATACATAAAGATAAGTGTAGATTTAAATGGAACAGAGTTAAATTAACATGTTATTTCTGCAGAGTGCCTTTTTACAGAAGTCGTAAAAGAGTTATGCAGGGGTATAGATTAAAATTAAAAAATGTTTATTGCACACAAGCGTGTTATCAAGCATACAGAAAGTATAAAAAAAATGGAAATCAATGACGATTTAATATTACAATGGGAACCAAAGATAAATAAGATGTTATCTAACATTTATATTCAAGGATATGATCGAGATGACCTTGCC